ATGAAACCAAATTATGTAGGAACAATTCATAAAATTAAGGTATTAACTACTTATCCAGAAATGTTAGTCCGCTTTTCTTTGCAAACTCAAAAAGAGACTATCAACTGCATTATTTCTAAAAAAGAATTGGCGGATGAATTACTCATGTTACCTGATGGCACAGAGCTTGCTGTTTATGGTAGGTATAATCAAAAAAGGCAACTAGTTGTGGTGAAAATGTGTGTGCGGAAAATACAAAAAACTATTCCTTAAAAAAGGAATAGTTTTTATTTTTACATATATTGTTCTACATGTTCAATTTCTTTTTGTAATTCTTTTTCATCGTACTTATCATACTTACCAGCTTCGTGTGCAATCTTTTTAATTTCATGCATGGCTCTTTTCTCAACAAGCCATTTTTTCATACTATGTTTTTTTGCATCTTCATTTAGAGAATCTAATTCTTCTAAATTTGAATCCAGTTTGTTCAAAACATCTGCAATTTTTACTAATGCTTTTGCTTCTTTTTCTTCATAGTTTGACATAATAGATAACACTCCTTAAACATTTGATACTTTAAGTCTACTCCTCTATTATTTTATTTGCAAATAAAAATATATGGACCATACAGGAAAATATGTATCAATATTTTACAATATCTGTTTTTTGAGTTCAATAATTTTTATGTAAAAAGTTGCCGCCTCGTTTGGGAAAGGCGGCAATAAGTAGTAATAAAACAAAAAGTTTGGTAAACATATTTTACCGCTTTCTTTTTTAAATTTCAACAAAAAAATGCACCTATCTTAGGACTTGGAAAAAGATAGGTGCACCCTTCTTTTATTCTCATAAAAGAAGGTCAAATATGGAAATATCAAAAGGTAACTATATTTTAAATCAGATGCTTTTAAATTTCAAGCTATTTTACAACTGGACAAACAGTCTCTAAACGTTTGTACCATGGAGCATTTTTAGGCCATTTCTCTTTACCAAAGAACGGTATTTCTTTTCCGTTGTTCTCTCTGTATACTGTTTTTATTACTTCTGCCTCATCGCCATGATATAAACGTCGGCAATTCACTCCATTACAGAAGAATGTAGCCCAGTGATCCCCGTTATCTTCTAATTTTCCTGTTTTACTATTAATTGGTCGTTGATATAAACAAAACATCGTTGCTTCTCTCCCTTTTATTGTATTTTGATTGTTATTACTTGAGTTGCTATTGTTTTCGTTTTGATTTCCCATATATTTTTTTATTTGGCTAATAAAATAGTCTTTTACTGCGTTTGTTTCTTTTCCATGCAATTCCCACGAACGATGAGGACATGCTGTAGGAACAAATTCTTTGTGCAATCTTACAGTATCTCTATTAGGTTGCATTCCCCAAAACTTCATATCTTCGGCTACTTGCTTAAATGTCATTTGCTCATTCGCTAAAAAGTCTGCATAGCTAGCGCCCATCGATTGACAAACCTCATAACCAACATAGTTCAAATTTCCATCTGAATTTGCTGTATGCCAAGCTGCGTTGAATGTATCTTCTACACGTGCAATTGTATTTCGATCAATATAATAATGAGCAAAACCATTCGCCAGTTGTGTAGGAGACATTACAGCCAAGGCATTAACATACTGTGCAGCGGTCGCATAAATACTTCCGGCATCATTATGAATGACAACACCTTTTGGCGTTGCATTAGGACGTCTCCCAGCAATCCCACTGCAAACAGATTGATTAATCACTTGCACCATCTTTAGGTTCACCACCTTTATCATTTTCATCTTTTAATTTACTTAAATGTTCCTTAACCCATGAAGGAAAGGGAACGCCTAACTGCCCTAAGTTTTCAATAATGGAAATGCCATACACTGCTATATAAAATAAGACAAATCCAGTAGCGATTGATTCTAGACCCATGATTTTCAAGTATGGATAAGCAACGCTTATTAAGCAGACCACTAATAAATGTTTTACTAATCCTAGCAATCCTTTTGTGCTATTTCCTTCCTTAATGAAAATACCTTTACATAATCCTGTTAAGATATCCCCTAACACAATCCAGACAAACACCTGAATAAAACCGTTAGAAATCATATTCTTGAATTCTAGTATCAACGCTTGATTATCAATAATCACCATATTTTCCACCTTCCAATAATAAAAACCGCCTAGCTTTTGCTAAACGGTCTCTTATAAATATTTAAATTAAATTTTGATTTTACTTTAATTGATTTGGACTTATACTGCATATACAGTTGATCCTGCTGCCCAACTTGATCGACCGCTCCAGTTTAGCCCCACAGACAAAGTTCCTGCAACAACTCCAGTAGGTACTGTTCTACCTCTAATATCAAACGTTCCTAACGCCACGCCGCTAGAAGTACGTATTCCGCATTGTGAATATTGGCTTTTCAAAGGAATAGCCCAGTCAGGCAGGTTTGCTATAACAGTGTTTTTAGTATTACCACCCTTTTCAACATTAAAGTTAATATGGATTCCGCCCCCTACTAATTCTTCAACATAACTAGCATCAGTAATACCTTGATTATCAACAAATCCGTTTTGATAACTCAACTTAGCGTATTTTTGATTTCCAGATAATGAATTGGTGGTGATATAGTCTATACCTAATTTAGTCATATCTGCAAACTTGTTTTCTGGAACTGTCCAAGTACCTATCTTCATGCCTAAAGAATGAAGATTTTTAACATTTGTAGAATTGACACTAGCATTGTTAAAAATGCAACTACATACTGCTGGAATTGATAGGTTTTTTAATTCATTTATTACATTCGTATTTATCTCATTAACAAAATAATGAAGCTCCATATTTGGGTACATAGATCTAATTACATTTAAAACCGCATATGAGAAAGAACCTATTACGCAATTAAATTCATCAAATCCATATAGATTCAATGTATCTTTCAATAACGCATAATTAGTAGTACTATACTCGTTGTTTTTTATTTCTATAATAGGTACCTTATTAATTTGTTTGCAAATTGATAAGTAGTCATCAAGTGTCGGTGGTATTCTCTCTTCATCTGATAACTTAGAAACATTAGCACCAGCATCAATTCTTAAATTTCTAAATTGCGATAATGTCATTGATGAAACTTTACCAGTGCCATTTGTTGTGCGGTCCACTGTTTCATCATGCATGACAACCCACTGACCATCGCTTGTGACCTGAATATCCGTTTCGATACCCCAATGACGTCGAACCGTTTTAAATGCTGGAATGGAGTTTTCTGGATATTCTGTATTGTTTCCTCGATGGGCAATCCAATTCAACCCTTCCTTCCATCTTTGACGATGTGTTTTGGTCTCATTTAAATAGTATTTTTTCGTTGTGAAAGGTGTCATGAATTCAGTATTTGATTCGCCTTTTTCTGCGGATGATTGTGTTGCCGTGTTATAATTGTCAACATTTCCCAAACCTACTTGCGCAGACGTCACTTTATGAGGATTACTATTATCTTCAATATGTTCATTTAATCTTTTTTCTTTAATAAATCCACTTTTTTCTAAAACAGATTGAGCATCAATACTAATTTCAAATTGTATGGATACATAATCTACATCAAGCGTTGAAGTAGTAACTCCATTACTCGGATCCGTGTAATTAATGATATAAATAATTCCATCACTTGTTATGAAATTATTATCAGTAACTTGAATTGATAAATCTTTATATTCGTCAACAGGTTCTTGGATTTGAGTGGACCAAGAATCTGTTGACTCAATATAAGTAGAAACTTTTATTGTTTTATTATTGGGGGAAGAAGCCTTTACTCGCTCACTAATAGTAAAAGAAACAAAATTATTTTTTAATAATTTAACAGATTCATCTAAATTCAAATCTTTAAACAATTGAGGAACTAAGCGCTTAGCAGCCTCTAATGCATTGAATTCCCCTAGCTGTTGAGGAATAATACCATTTTGTGTTGAACCGCTACTAACTCCTGAATCGTTTCTACTAACTAATTTATTGTAGTCAGTTTGAGACACTTCATTCCATGTATCTTTTGGTTTTTTTAATGATTTTGCTGTCACATCTGTGAAATATTTATTTGCATTTGTCGCTGTATTTCCAGCTGTTTTACCGTTAAAATCCATAGGAACTTTCACATTAGTTATACCAGAAAGTAGTGAAACGCCTTCTGTTTTAGTCATTCGATCATTAAAATCAGATTGTAAGCGTGCTGCTAACGTTGTTCGTGTGACTCCTTGAGTGTCTGTTCTCGCTTGCACAATTTCTGGATTGCTATCACCTGCTTCACCGACTAACTTATCAAAATCGTTTCTTAATGCATCAAATTCTTGTTTATTATTATTTGCAGTGGAAACAGCTTGGTTTGACGTATTAATGGCTGTTTGTGAATTTGCCATTGCTTGATTCGCCGTTTCATTCGCTTGATTCCCTGCTTCTTCTGCAATTCTAATAGCTTCTTTACCTGCAGTATCAGCTATTTTCTTCGCATCATTAATACCATTTTTTAATTCTTCTTGATAAGCATCTACTTTTTCAGTTGAAGCGTTTGATTGATCTAAAATCGCATTAATTTTAATTCGACCTTGATTCAGCGTATCTGTTTCTTTGATTTGTTCAATAGCCATATCCATCACTCCTATTCTGCATTAATGTATTCAATCGTGGCTTTTTGTAAAATACGATTTCCTATCTTGATGAATGGTGAACTATTATCAATCAGTTCTGTAAAATAATCATCTAATGTTTTTCCTGATTCATCATTAACTATAAATTCTTCTTGTTTGCTAATTAATTTTACTGTTAATCTCATTTAAAATTGTCCTCCTAATTGCGATTGTATAAAGACACGACAAATAACCTGCGCTTCGATTCGTGCAAGTTTGTTAGGTATTATCTTAATTGTATGATTACCTCTAGAGATCTTGCCTCCACTAGTTTTCCTAAGGTAATTAACAATGTTTAGTCTTTGTTGGCTAGTATCATGAATTGGAATGGTGGTACCATCTACAACTATATCAACACTAGTTGCGCTACTTGGCGCCTCATAAATCCCCCATTCTAATGGATGGCTATGATCAGGCAAAGTAATTTGGTGCGTATGTGCCGGTATTCTAACTTGGTGGCTATGGCTAGGAACCGATATGCTGTGAGTATGGTTTGGTATAGAAATATTAAAATTGTGACTATGGTTAGGTGTATTCACTGTGTGGGAATGTGCCGGTGTAGTCACATTATGAGTATGATTACCTGAGCTCGTCTTTGTGTACCAATCTGTTGATGCAGTCGACATTAGTCTAAATCTCATACCTGACCCCGCATCCATTTCTCGATAAAATGCACTTGATTCAGTGCTACCATTATTAGATGCAACTAGGTGATTATGATCTCCACCTGCTGAACTTGTTTGTGAGCTTTGACCATTTACAGAACTAGATTGAATACTACCTCCACCACCACCTGTGGTGGATCCACTAGAATAACCTCCTCCAGCTGAACTTGAAACGACACTTCCGCCACCAGCTGAACTCGTTTGTGTTGAAGCTCCACCAGCTGACGTACTTTTTACTGTAGCTCCCCCGCCTTTTACGGCTTTTGTATAACCACGATAACGCTTAGTTTTAAAAGTCAGTTCTACAGTGTTTACATGAAATACATCATCATCTAAAAAGAATTCAATTTCTGCTGGGTATGCCTTTTCGCAGTTATCTTGATAACTGTAGTTCAAAATATTCGTTGCACCTTGCGAGTATGTCTCATTTATTTCCTGTTTACGTTTCAAATCAGACATTGTTGTAGTAAAATCGTCAGATAAATTACCAAGCTCTAGCTGAATATCTTGTGGGGCGCCGAACACATCCTGTTTTGACTCTTTTTTAATACGCAAATTTATACTTCCAAAATCATCTGTGTTAATCATAATTACAGTTCCTTGTCTTAACTTATCAATGCTTAAAGGTTCATCTGTTAATTTCAATAAATCAGCCGCAGTCACATCCCAAGAAATTTTAGGTTGTGCCCATTTTTTTAACATGTTGATTGCATTGTCTTTTAAAGCTTGTGGAACTGTGAATCGTTGGTCTACCCAAACATATTCAACTAAACCATGTTCTTTTATAGACTTTGCATCTTCTACATAAGGAATGTTTTTATTTACTGATTTAATATTTATCTGATTGACGCCTTCACCAGCACCTAAAGGATAAACTCGATTAACTAAATTGTTAGGATCTCTTTCAATCTCAAACCCTTGCATGTTATATCCTTCTTGAATACGAGCAACAGGTTCTTTTGGTGGCTTCACTAAAGATAATTCGAATGGATAAACTTTGGTATTCCATTGCCACATGTAGTCTTCATCAAATGCTTGAGGAATACTAAACAAGGCATCAGCGAGACCATTTTCATTTTCCCATGCATAACTAAAATACCGAGTGAATTCACATTTTTTTAAAACCCAGTGTTTTGTCCTTTGTTTATTCAAAAGATAGTTAATAACATCAATCGTTTTTCGGTTCACTAGTTCATGATAACCAAAAAGAACTGTGTCTAGCAAAGTACACAAGGCTTCATTTGCCGTATACGTGATCGAATTGTTACTAGCATCTTTGCGAACGGTTGAAGGCATAACACGGTATAACCCTATATATTCATTCTCATTATCTGTTAGTTCAACCCATAACATTTCTTGCAAAAATTCATTTTTAGGATCATCCAACGGCATTGAAAATTCTAGGTTACCTATTTGGTTTTCAATTTTTTCATATCCAACATTATAGGCGTTATCTAAAACTGCCGTATATTCTCTTTTTAAATCCATTGCCATCAACATATTTTAGCAACACCTCCTATAAGAAACGATTTGGATATCGAATAGTTAGATTAAAAGTACTATCTTTCGCTTGGATGTATAGTGGCTCATTTGGATAAATATAAAAATCGTTCATAGGACGAATCATTGGCTTCCCATTTTTCGTAATATTAAACTGTTCTGTATCAATCACTATTTCTGATTTATCAAAATCACCAATATCAATAGTATCGCTTCTAGTTTTTATCCACACGCCTCTACCAGTGCCTTTTATAGTAATAATCGGTTTTACTTTTAATCCTTCGACAGTTGGATATATTTCAATCGGCTTCACTTCTTGACCGTTATCTCCCATTAAATAGGAACGATTTTGAAAAGTAATCATAGTAGATCCCCAGTATGCTCCGCCTTCAATCGTAATTGGTAAGTCAACAGCCCCTGATCCAGTATTACCCATAAGATAGTTAGCCTGAAACGTTATTTCTGTAGAACCCCACATAACACTAGTAGCATCGCTTCGAGTATATTTATATGGATTATTCAACAAGATTGTAAATGTACCAACGACACGATTCAATCCTTCAGGAACTGCATCAATGTCTGACTTGCTACCTGACCAAAGCATTTCTGGTTCATCATTAAACCAAATCTGTACATCTTTTTCTGTGAACAAAGCAACATTTAGTCTATTAAAAGAATCCCTAAAAGCTTCGTTAGAGTTAGCCTCAACTTTGAATTTAACCGTTAATTCTCTTTCTGGAATACGAGCATAAACATGTCGCATTCCATCACGAATTCCCAACTGGTAGCTTTGTATTTCAGTGGGAGCTAACTCTCTTCCAACAACAGATAATGTTCTATAACCTGGAACTAAATCTTCTAAAAAGGAACCATTAAAATTCATGGCTTCCGAAGGCAAAGAGGCTTTTGTTTGTTGTTCATTTACATCAATAAAGTTGTATAACATTTAGCGCCTCCTTCCTAAAGAAACATTCTTTTTATCTTGTTGATTCTGTAATTCTTTACTCATTGGTTTAGCAATAACCCTTGCAACCTCTGAACTATCGAAAATAACAGGTACCTCTACAGTGAATTTTGAAGATACATCTCCAGCAAATGCTAAGCTTTGTGATCCTCCACTAAATGACAGATTTGAATTTAAATTATCCAGCGCTGGCATGGCTACCTTTTTACTTAGTCGTTGCATAGATTTTTCTACAAAGTTTGAATATTTATCAATACCAACCGCTACTCCTGCTGGAATCATTTTACCTACTTCATCACGCATTACACGTGAGGGAGAATGAATATCCATAGCACTTTTCATTGTACTTACAATTTGATCTGCCACACCTCTTGCTGCAGCTAAAGCGCTATTAGCATTAGCATTAATACCATTAGTCAATCCATCAATTGCATTTGCTCCGATAGAATTCATTTCTGATGGCAATTTATCCATTGCAGAAATTATTTTATCAACAATAGACTCAACAGCTCTTACAGGATTCATTGCGTTTTGTTCGATACCGTTTGATAATCCAGAATCAACATCTTCACCAATTGAGTGAAATACACGAGAAGGAGAGTGAGAATCTAAACCTTTTCTGGCACCAGAAACAACATCATCAATCATTTGATTAGATGTTTTTACAGGTAATTGTTTGTTAGCCTCTACCCCTTTTTCTAAACCTTGCGGGATAGATTTACCAATACCTGAAAAATCTGCCTTCTGTACTTCACCTTTCATATCTTCCCCGACTTTAGGAACAATTCCTTTTGTCATTTCCTCAACAGATCTACGGCCATTTTCAATACCTGCTTTAAAATCATCAGTTACACTTAGACCCACGCTGTTAAAGTCTGTATTCTTAATTTGAGTCATCAAAGTTTCTTTTTGAGTTGGTATAAGAGCTTGAATTTCCTCGTTCAAACCATTTTTGCCTAATTGATAACCTTCTTTCATTGCATTCATGGAAGTTTCACCGGTATTACGATAGACATCATTCAAGCGTTGTAATTGTTCGTCTGAAGAATTAACTAATTCTGCCGCTTGAGCAGCACCTTCAGGACCCATTTTCCGTAGTTGCTCTAAAAGCCCTTCATCTACCCCTCGCTGTGCTAACGCAGCAATGTTAGTGCTCCATTGGCTAACAGCTTCTTGATTTTTTTGTAAATTTTCAGCCATTTGATCAACTGAAATAGCTTGTTTTTGCTGGATAACATCAAAGGCGCTCCCTACTTTTTCTTCAAGTGATGAATATTCTGAACGCATTGCATCCATTGTTTCTTTCGTCTTACCACTTAAAGCATTGTATGAAACTGTTTGATTTAACACACCATTTTCCACAGCTTGGCTTGCACGCTGCATTGATTGTTCATGGGCATTAGCTGTATTTATAATTTCATTCGTCAATTCTTGTTGAACGCCCTTTAACACTTGCTCTTGCTCGCCCAACTTTTCAATATTTTCACGAGCTTCTTTTGTATTCCCGCCAGATTCTTTTAATGTCTGATTCCATTTTTCTCTAGCGGCATTAATTTCCATCAGCTTCGCTTCATTATCATTTCGTTCTTTTAACATTTGATTAATGTTTTCTTGAGCTTGAGAAGCTTCATCTAAAGCATTATAGGCATCAACTTGTTGTTGAATTGTTCCAGGCATTTCAGATAAAATATTTTTTTGATCGTCATAAACTAAGTTTAAACCTGTCATTTTACCGTTCAATTCCTCAACAATTTCCACCATACGTTTTTTCTCGCTGTTGCTTAATTTTTCTTTAGCAGAGAGCATTTCCATTTCAGAAATCATAGATTGGAATTTTTCTTTAGTATTATTCAATTCAATAGCTTCATCTTTTCGTGATTGGGTATGTTCTTGATTCTTTTTAATCAAGTCATCTGTAGTTTTCATAAGGTTTTCTTGTTCTTTTTTAACTGCCTTAGTTGATTCAGTTTCCTTATTTAACCATTTCCACAAGTTTACCCCTACAGCTACTAGCCCTCCTATTGCAGCTGTTACCCAACCAATAGGGCCCATCAACAATTTCATAGCGGTACTAAAAACAGTTGTAGCTACTGTAGCTAAACTAATTGTTCCCGTCAAAACACCAACGATTGTATTTTGCGCCACTAAAAGACCAGTTTTTATTGCTATTGCTGCAGAATTGGCTTTATCGGCTGCTAAGTTTAACATCCATGCTCTTCCGAGTGCTGTTGTAGATAACGTAGCCAGTTTTGATATTCCATTGTATAAACTTATTGCGGTTGTATAAGCTTTGATTGCCAATTCAGATTGTTTTATATAGCCTGTCACTTGCTGAATTACTTTCAACGCTGTAAAGGTGGCAGCAAAACTGGCAATTGTTGGTAGTAATGGTGTTAAAGCTGTACCTATCGAAGTAATAGCTTTTCCGAATAGTTTCATCAATGGGATAGTTGATTGAATCGCTGCATCAATTGCCTTAAAAGTTATATTCACTACATTTTTTAAAGAGTCCAAATTTTCGGCAATATTTTTCCCTGTCACCGCTTTGGATAATTCATCAAATGATTTAATAACTGTAGTTACACCTTTAACGGTGGCTGTTTTAATATTTGCCCATGAGGTCTTGATACCTTTTGAGTTTTTCTTGGCTAAATCCGCAAAACCACCTACGCCTTTGTCCAACTCAATCAAACGATTATTGAACTCATTAAATGTAATATCTCCTTCTTTTAAGGCATCGTATAATTGGTTAACTGAGTTTACACCTTGTTCTTTGAAAGACTTAGCAACTTTATCCATCGCAATCGGCATTGTTTCTTGTAATGTTCGCCAAGACTGCATATCAACTTCACCCTTACCGAGCATTTGAATATATTGTTGCATACCACGAGTTGCATCAGCAGTTGAAGCTCCAGAAGCAAGAAAGGCATCATTTAATGCAATAGCTGTGTCAGTTCCTTTACTCAAGCTACCAGTTGAAATTGCTAACTGTTGCGTATTTGATACGATTTCATCTAACGATGTAGGAAGCCCATCAATTCCATCACTTAACTTAGTCATTGATCTATCTACATCTTCTGTTGAGTAACCTAGAGCCTTCATAACTACAGGATATTTATTCAACGTATCAAAACGGTTAATAGCTCCTTCAACAGAATCCTTAACCATATTTACGGCCGTAGACACTAATTTTACGGCACCCACACCTGCTCCAATACTAAGAATTGATTTGCCTAATTGATTCCCTTTAGTGGTGCTTTTATCCAATCCATCCCCTAGCTCACCAGATTGCTTGTTTACACCAGCCATAGAACGTTCAGCGCTACTCATCGTGCTACTAAACGTTCTATCAGTGGCAGTAAGTATTGCTTCGACTGAATATGATTCCATCATTTTCCTCCTTTCCTACTTATTTGCTTTTCTTAATAAATCAATTGCCCCTATATCAATCTTTTCATCAATTAATGACTTACCCAAAATTAACTTTTCTTGTTCTTCATAATTAAAAAACTTATTGAATTCCTTGAAATAAGGTTCAGATTTTTTACCTTTAGTCGCCTTGATTTGGTTATTTAGCCAAGCTTGGAGATAGAGGTCTCTTTCATGGTCAAGTCTTTTTAACTGAAACGCCAATAGCCTAACTTCATATTCATACAAAGTCATTCGTTCAATTTCTGATAAATCAGTAATTTCTAGGTAACGAAAACAATTAATAAGAATATTTTCATAAGCTTCAGCTGAGGTTAGTTCCTCTCTTACTTGTTCTCCATCAGAGCTTTCTTGAAATTTCTGACCGTTAACTTTCCCGCATTGCTTTCTTCTAAGTTTTTCAACGTTTCATCAAATAACGCCTCAATATCATCAACAGTTTCAACAAACTCATCTACTTCATCCTTAGAAGGTCTACTTTTTTCCGTAATGGTAGCTGTGTAAAGTACATCAGATAAAACAACGATATTTCCACTTACTAGCTGCGGTAATGATGTTGTTAGTCCCATCCCAAGATTTACATCATTGCGAACTACCCCATGCTGCTTATCCAATTCACGAATAAACTTGACTCCAAAAATACAGTTATATTTTTTTCCTTTAATTTCGATTTGCATGTCTTTTCCTCCATAAGAAAAGGACAGCCGCTAAGCTGCCCTCTAAATTTATATTTTAAGCTTGATTATTCAATGTTAAGGTGTGTTGAGCTGTTTTTTTACCATCCTCTGTTGTTCCTGTTGTGGTATAAACACCAGCCGGTACCGCTTCTGTCCAAGTAATATTTCCTGTTTCAGAGACAGCAAGACCTTCTGTTTCAGGCGTAATCTTATAGGTTACTTTTTTGTTGGTTGCATTTTCAGGCAAGACAGTTGCTGTGATTTGTCGGCTACCTGCAGTACCCGCATCTGCTGTTGATGTTTTAGGAGAAAACTCTAAGCCAGTTACAGCAATAGACAATGTTTTAAAAGCTGGAATATCTACTCGCTCTGATTCTTTCCCATTAACAACACGAGTTACTTGGTACTCACCAACTGGCACAGAGGTGTTAGGTCCCATTCCTGTTATAGTTAAAGGTGATGTGCCGGAAACAACTTCGGTTTGGCCTTTATAAATTTTAAAAGTATCCACCATATTTATTTTCCTTTCTTAGCTTAATTCAATAGAAGCCCCATCGACTGTAGGAGTTACACTTCCCACAGAAGGGCTATCTACTTTCCCGGATCAGCTGTTTCAATAGTCGTATCTTTGAAGACATATTGAACTACTTCTTCTTGATCAGCAGTTAATGTTGCAAATCCTTTTGCGCCTTTACCATTGATACCAAATTCTAATGAAACTTCTACGGTGTCTTCAGCATTAGGCGATTTACCAAATGATGTTACATATCCTTGGTAATAGGTTGCCTTGTACTTGTCAGCATTATCTCCTGTACCTTTTTCTGCTTTGTTGATTTCCCAAATTTCAATAATATCGTCATTGTCTAAAGCTTCTTCTAGTTGATCAACATACGGATCACCGACTGATAAAATAGATGTTGCTGAAAAATCAATTTCCAATGATCCTGGGATACGAATCGGACCATCTTTAGTGGCCACGGAGTCACTATCTTTTGTTTTTGTATTTTCATGTTCTGTCTGGAAAGCTAATTTCCATGCTGCTTCCTCTTTTGATTTTTTTAACAAACGGAAAAGTAAAATAATATCAATACCTTTAGCCGCTACTTTTGCTTCATTAGCCATTTATATTCCTTCTCTCTATAGTATTTTGAATTCTAAAGATATCATTGCCCGCTTCAATGGTGTGTTAGTCGAAATGTCATCTACTACCCGAATACCGCTTGATTGAATATTAAGCGACCAATAATAACCTTCCGTTTCAGAAATAGATAGAGCCTCAGCAAAAATTGCTGAAGCCATATCCGATATTTGTTTACGTTTTTTTGCCAATCCCCATACAGATAGATTCAATGTAACCGAACCTTTAATATCAGTTTTATTGGCTTGGTGCAGTGTCTGAGTATCTTCTAATTCGACAAATGGATAACCTACATCATTCATAGGTTTATAATCGTAGGTTTCATAACCCAGTGATTGACACTTCTTATACACTTCATCGAAGATTGATTGATCTCTTGTTTTAATCATTTCATCAACCTTTCCAAGTCCGTTCTAAATTTCACTTTTTGTTGTTTCAGCGGTGGTAAAAAGAAATCACGTTTCACCATAAATCTCGTACCGTTTATTAAATACGGTGCGTATTCTGTTCCTGGTCCTGTATGCCCAGAAAAACCATTGTTCGAAAGCCTCATAACGATACTTCTTTTTGTTGCCCCTGTAGGTTTAACAAACTTTTTACCTTCCCAGTGTCCAGTTAACACCTTTTCGGCTTCAGCTTGCATATTAGCGGTTAATTCTGCTGTGTTATTTCTAACAACTTTTTTCACATCATCAAGTTGAACATTTCTCTTTAGTTTTTTAGAAATTCCAGCTAGTCCATTAATTCTTACTTGACTTCTTGCCATCAATAATCACTTCCTGAATAATCAAGCTATTTCTTAATGCAGGAACTCTACTTGTAATAACTTCCCAAGTTTTACCCTCAAACTCAATGTAATCAAATTCTGGAATAACAAAAAGGGGCTGTGTCCTAATGACCTTAGCCCCTTCTTTAATGCTTCCGAAAATAGTAATAGAACGATCTGTACCAATGTCAGTTGCATTGACATCAGCAGTTTTTCTAAAGGGTTCTTCTTCAATCCATTCACCTGAATTTGGATCATAATGCGATTCTGAAGATTTTTTTACAAAGGTAATTTCATCTAAATATCTCATGAAAATGTAAACCTCCCACGTTTAGGCTTATAAAGTTCTTCTATTTCCTTGTTCTTATACTCTTCAATCTCATCTTGATATTCAGAAAAATCAGAGTCTGGAAATGCCATAGATAAACCTTCTTGAGAATAAGATTGCATTCCTTCTTGGCCAATACGATTAAATCGTTTTAAAGTTACTTCATATACAACTGAATCAAAGCTTTTTGGTAACTCAGTGACATTCAATATATTTTGAAGCCGATCTTTTGTACGTCTTTCAATGATTTCTAATTTTTCATCAAGACTACCATTTAATAATTTTTTTACATCATTTGCTATCTTTGACATCTAAACACCACCTAAGTTAGTTCGATTGTCGCCCCATTTGTTGTCGGTGTTACTTTTCCAACAACAGGGCTAGTTACTCCCCCGCAGCTTTTGGTTGAATCTTAGCAAATGCTTCATCTTTGATGACCATGAAACCAATATCCATTGTAGCTCGTAAAGCAACCAATTCTTGTTCGTACAAGTTGACAGGCGTACCGTCTTCATTCGTTAAAGTAGATAATTGAGCTTCTTCTGAAATTTTGAAATTAATGTTAAATGGGATACCATAGCGCAAGTAATCAAAATCACCAGTATAAAGGTTTCCTTTATCCATAGATTTTAGATCTGCTACAGGTAGTCCATCAATAGTATTGCTGACACGATCATAAATAAATTGAGTTGTGTCACCAATTTTTTTACTTGCTTCACGTAACACTGTACGATTCTTACGATTAGAAATGAAAGCATTCGGATCGTATTCACCTTCTCCAAGCAAATCCTCTAATGCTAAAATGTTGTCATATGTCAAGTCGCCCTCAATTACATTACTAGCTGCAATGACAGATTTTTCAATAGATTGAGAGAATGGATTTTCTTTATCAAGGATAGTAGCCGCATCAATTTTCTTATAAAATGCTTCTGCGATTTTTGGTTGCATTTGAGTAAAGAAATCAGACATCTTATAAGTTAAATATTCCCGAGAAACTGGGATAATAACACCAATTTTTTTCGCAGTCATCGTTACGTTTAACCATTTAGGTTTAGACGTTTTAATCTTTTCGCCTTCACCAACCCAGTACGCCCCAGGACCTTCTGCAAAGTATTCGAATTTCTTTTCTTTGCCGTCCATTTCTTCATATTTAGCCAACTGCATTAACTTAGAATTTTCCATCACATCTTTTAAAATTAAAGTGTTGTACTTATCTGGAATTGTTCCATCTTTTTTCTCTAATACTGTGACGTTGTCTGGATTCCATGTTTGAGCAAACATTTGAATATCCATTTTCATTAATTGTTTTTTCTTCATTTATATTTCCTCCTATTTTACAATTCGTGTGCTTGCTGCAAGAGCTGCAACTGATTCGGTTTCTTTTTTATCAGTTGAAAATTGTCCGCCCTCACCTGGTGTTTTTTGGCGAGCATTTTCTTTCTTAATCATTGATACATAGTTCGTAACAATAGCGACAGCTTTTTTTGTGGCTTCCGCATCATCTGAAACAATCAATCCTAGCAAATCATCGTCATGCGGCAAACTAGCCTCTGAAAGCATTTTAGAAGCTTCCTTTGACATGGAAACTAATGCTTGACTACGTTCCAATTCCGCAATTTTTGCTTCTAGCTGTTTCTTTTCATGTTCAGCTTTTTCCTGAGCATTCATTTTTGCCAGTTTTTCTGCTTCTGCTTGTTTTTCTTGTTGCTCTTTTTCCCAAGCTTCTTTTGTTTTTGATACTTCAGCAGCGATCATTTTTGCCACTTCACCACGAGAAAACGTTTTTTCATTACCTTTATCTTTGCCGCCATCTCCTGGCGGTGTTTGCTCTTGACCTCCGGCCGGTTGGTCCGTATCCCCAGCGCCAGTATCTGGATTATCAGCAAAGAATTGTAAATGCATTGGCAATAATAGTTTTTTTGTTTTCATGATTATCCTCCACGGTTACGCCGCTACCCGATATATTTGATAAGTTACGCCTATCAATCGAAACAGCTTTCTCTTTAGTGCCTGTAAGCAGTAAGAAGGCAATATAAAAAGCCTAACGTTTGTTAGACTTTAATCGCATTATTTTCCCATTTTTTGTATGCATCAAAATAAATCTCTTGCTTATCGCCGTTTAATGTTAATTCATAATACATACCATCAAGTAAAGTAGTGCTTAATAGCGCTTTGTTATTTTGCAATGTTTTACAACTCCAAACTACAAAGACATCTTTTTTGGTAATTTCTTTTTGATCTGATTTATCCAAGTGTTTGTTTGCATAATTTGAAACAATTTCTTTACATTTATCAATAAATTCTTGTGAATCCACCCGTTTCACCCTCTTTTCTTAAATATTCTTCATAATCAGCATCTAAATAATCATAAGGATCGTCATTCATAGAATCACACCTTTCTGTCATAATTTTAAAGTGATTCTTCGACTTCTTTTCTTAATTCAGAAATTAATCTGTTTAGCTTTTCTGTCAATTTACCTTTCTTTTTTGTACCAAATTTTGTTTTTCTTTGTTCATACATTAATAACTTGATTTCGGTATTCATATACATAATTGTCGCTTTATATCCACAATTTGCACATTCAGCATAATGGTGTTCGACATCCTTCGTGATATTTTCAGATTTTCTAATTAAAGGAGTGTGTTTATGACATTGATTGCATTTATATAGATTATCCATTTACAAACCTCTTTCTTTCAGCGACTTCTCATAATCCTCACTAACTTTAGGGACAGTAGAGCACTTACAATGAGGATGCATATAAGGAGCATTAATTCTTTTTTTCATCTTTAGTACTTTATAAGGACTACCCTTAGCTACTTTTTTACATATTTCACAGGCAAACGGTTCTGCAATGTAATCATATTCTTCGATATCTGCATCCAAGTAACTTTGCTTTTGAATATCTGTTTGAACACCAGATATTTCAGTCATCATTAGCCTATTTAGCTTGTATCTTATATTTAATTGGTTAGGCTTTAAAAATTTTGCCATCTCTTTTGCTACTGCTCTTGGATTTTTACCTTGAGTGATTGCCTGAGTGATTATTTTTTCTAAATCAGCTTTCATTTCAACAAAATTTTGCCAAATGTTATCACTAAACGAAGGGAATTCACTTGATTTGAATGATGCATTAACAATTTTTCTAACCTTAGACGAATAATTTTCTTTAACGGTTTCGCCTAGTATTCCCGCCTGTCTTAAATACTCATCTTTTGCTGATTCAGATAACTGAGAATATCCCCACTTATCTAGCTCATCAAACAACGTGATTAGTTCTAAGCCAATTTGAGACTTTAATAGCTCTAATCTAGACACTCGCATTACTAAGTTATAGATTTTCAATTCTTTATTGGCCTGTGGACTAAAGTCTTTATTTTTTACATACTCCTTCGCTTTTCTCTCAAAGCGTTTTACGTCCATCTTATTAGCCATTTTTCTTGCTTCGCTAATCGTAATCTTTTGGCCATTGGAAAATCTATCCCAGTTAGCTTCAATTTCGGTTTGAATCGCATCAATAGCATTTTGAAGCTGTTGAACAATTTCTTTTTCTCTATCGCGATCTAGCTTCATCTGTTCTTTGATCCAAGATTCTTCACGATTTTTCAAGTAGGACATTCAATCATTCCTCCTCGGTTTCCTTTTCCGATTGTTTAGCTAAAAATTTTACCTGATTCACTTTCGTTTTGGCTACTTCTTCATCAGTAATATCTAATGGTTTATTTTCATTTTTTACACGTTCTAATTCAGCTTGAACATCATCAACAAACGAAGCTAGACCTAAAATTGTTTCTTGGCTTAACTCAGCTCCAGAGTCAATCAATGTTTTTAATTCTTCTAGAATTGCTTTCGGAAGATTAGGAGTAAAGATAATTCGCAATCCTTTTAAATCGGAGTTATCAATCTCAGAAACACTTGATTTTAGATTAAATAAAAGACGATAGCGCCGCACAAGACTTTTTTTAAATAGTCTTTGCTTTACTGCCGTCATTTGATTGAATCCAAACATTTTATACTTCATTGCTTCTCCTGATTGAACACCAGAAAAATTTGTATCTGTTAAATCTGGAATCATAGATATTTCATGTATCCCTTTTCTCACTCGTTCTTTGTAGGCTTCAACGCCGTTTACATCGTATTGTTTATAGATGTAGCTAGCATTCACTGAGGTCTTGTTACCATTGATATCTGTGCCAGATTCAAGTAAAAGAATGTTCGCTTCTTTTTGCTTAATAGCATCTTCGGTTGATAGACCCGCTGCTTCAATGTCTCCGCTAATCACTAATAGCGCATCGTTTAAGTCCGTCATGTAATTAGCAGTGTCAGACTGTCCAGCATCATACAAATCGATTTGAGATAAAATATCTTCATACAATCCCATTCTAAAACGATTAGGAGAAAACTCAGTTATCTGAACTTCTTTGTAATCATGAGAATCCTCTTTTGGATCACTTAGTTTAATCGTAGCAAGAGTCGTTTCAGCGTAAGTAATGATTTTGTCTTTTGTGTAAATTATCGGTTGAATATACTGTTTGTCTGCATCTATAGTAAATTTAGTTTTAGGATAACGAACAGCAAGTATTGGTCTACGCTTGACCGTTGTATCATAAACAACAAACGTTTCAAAAACATTGCATAGATCAACATAGTCAACGTCATCTTCATCTCGATATATGATTTCATAAGCTCGGCCGTATTTATCCATATCTAACCACAATTCTCCATTCAATCCGTCAATGTCATTATCTTGATTGAAATTATCAATGGTCTCTTGACTAGCTTTATTATTAATTTGAACTTTTAATGGATTGCCTGTATTGTATCCAACATCAAACGTTGCAAGAACTTTTCCAAAATTATGAGCAGCTCTATGGTCTGCTTTTTCTTTTTCCTTACGGCGACGATTTTTGATGATGTTTGTATTCTTTGCTTTATAATAATCATCCAAAACCTGTAGACGTGGAACCTGGTGTTCATTATGGTGCGCAATCATTTTTGCTAAAACATCAGTATTATCCAACAATTCTTCTGTAGAACTATATCTATAGTGAATATTTGATTCTACGCCAAAGCTAACAAAATTTTCATTCACATCACTTGAATAGCTGATGTCCGATCCATGTTCAAATTCATTAACTTTTTGGATTTCTTCATTTTCCATACTTCACACTCCTTTTTTTAAAACATTCTTTTTATTTTGTTTCTTTGATTTTTACTAATTTTAGTTTTTTTCTTCGCCCACATGTCTTCGTTAAATCCGTAACGTGTGGCATCAATTGTATGATTGTCTTTATCTTCTAGTCTCGGTTTAGGATTACCATCTCTATCAGTCTGATAATCAATGTTTTCAAATTCCTTAGCTATATTTGGAGTCCTCAATGGATCGATACAAATAAAATCTAAGTCATCTAGCCATTGCTCACCATATTCAACCGAATCCGGGCCTTTTTTAACACCTTTTATATGATTGATACCATGCTCATTTACTAACTCTGCATTACTTTTGGGCTCAGCAGAATCAGAAAAAATTTCATCATTTTGATAGCCCTTTTCATGTAGTTTTTTAGCTAATTCCCTATTACTAATTTTCACACCGTATATCTCATCAATAGCATAGATACCATTTTTCTTTTTATCATAATGCCATCGAACGAACGCTAACGGATCAGTAGCATAACCGAAGTCAAGACCGTTTCTGATATTATCAAAGTTAGCTACCATCTCGTCTGTAATACAACCTTTTATTACTCGTAAATTATCAAACGGAACAACTCCTGAACCAATAGCTTTGCCGTCATACTCCCACTCAGCACGTTTCGGATTCTTAGCTCTCGTGGCATTAACTTCTTCAATAAATGCTTGTGCTATGAATGGATTATCCTTATATGTTGAATGATGAACAAAAGTATTCTCAGGTTGGAAGCTAGATTCATATTTCTTATTAACCCATGATTGTCGTCGCTTAGGAGGATTGTACGAATAAAAAAATTTATAAAAAAGACCATCTGCTAATTCACCACGTAGCAATGAGTTAGTTATGGTTTTTACATCATCTTCAGTTTTAAACTCGGCTAATTCCTCAATCCAAGCTATAGCAAATGGAAATCTTGAATCCTTTAATGACTTAATCCTTTCTGGGTTCTGTGCGCCACGAAAAACAATATAATTACCCCTAGGCTTATAGGTGATTTTCATAGGACTTTTATTTACTTTAAAATACTTAGACACACCTTGCTCTTCAATGGCCCACTTAATCTGTTCAAAAATAGATAGCTCAATCGTATTATCAACATATCTAATGGCCACAGCATTTACAGCATATCTCATAATCAATTGAACGATTATGTGTGCTATGCCAGATGATTTACCTGACCCACGGCCACCTTTTTCAACAACATGTAATATATTTGAGTTTAATGCTACCTTCCAAGTAGTATGAAATGCTTTAGGAAGAAATTCAGATAATTTTTTACTCATATTCATCACCTGATATATCATCGATGAAAACTGGCATATCCATGTCTCCATTTGTAGCATCTAAACTAGCTTTAACTTTTTCAGTTTGAACCTTCAATAGTTGTAATTTGGCATCATTTGCTAGCAAAGCATTCTGTTGCTTAATAGCCTTTGTTAACTGATTGCTAATTCTTGTCAATGCTTCCTCAATAGCCAAAATGTCATCTAGTTTTCTAAATGTTTTACGAGTTACTTGCACATCTTTTAAAACTTCTCTCTTGACAGTGACCATTTTTCCATCAATCACCGATGGCTCTTTGACTTTCCGAAGCTGCTGCAAACGTTCAACTTCTTCATCATTTAGTCCTTTTTCAGCTTCTTTGATACGTTTCATCATTCTAAACTGCCGTACCTTTAATAAGCGAATCTCATCATTCAAAATAAAAAAAGGATCATCATTCAGATTAGAATAGATGTCCTTTTCTTCATCAGATAACATATCGGCAAATATTGTTTCGTATTCGCCAGTTTTAATAGCGTTCTTATTACCAAGTGGTGGCGAGGCTCGGCTATTACCTTTGTTGCCTACTGCGTTCTGATTACCAAATGGAGCGCCTCCTCGATTAGTAACGTTACCTTTGGCATTGGTAACATTACCTTTCAATTCAGCACTCCATTTATCAATCGATTTCCATTTTCTAATTTGAGAATCTGAAACATTTAGTTCATTTGCTAAATCTTTAAGAATCTTTTTACCGTTTGACCTTAACCAAATTTCTTTAGCCTGGTCACGACGTGGATCTCTTTTTCTAGCCATCCATTAACACCACCTCGCATTCATGTTGATAGTTGAGTTTTGTTTTCTATTTTTTCTGAATGGCATTCCATTCATCTTTGATGTACTTCGCTATAAGCTTCCTAAAATTTTCAATTTCATATGATAACTCATCAACTATTTTTAAATAATTGTCTACAGCTTTTTGATAAGAAAACTCAGTCTGATTTACTTCTATGTCTTCTTTAAATACATCCGCTAATCGTCTATTAAATTCTTTTAGCTTTTCTAACTGTTCTAATATTTCATTGTTGGTTAAGTCATCTACAAAGTAAAGAGAGAGTTGATTATATAAGGAAAGCGTAATAGAACTGAATTTATTGTATTCTAAACTTGATTCTTTTTTTTCTTTATGCAAAGAGTTCATTCGATTGATAACTGACATGTTACCACCAAACCCTACTTCTTGAATTTGTTTTTTTTCATTGTTATATGAATCCGACAAAGCTGATATACTTAGTATACAAGTATATAATTTTTGTGAGGCATGACCTAAAGATTCATAGTTATTTATTAATTCTGCTGACAATTCTCTTATCTTGTTTATCCATTCAATACTTGTTTTCGATTGAACATTAGCTCGAATAGTTTTCTTGTTTGTATATACTGTCGATCCTAAAGTTACAAATATCCCAAGTATACTGATTAGAGCTGTAACAGATACCCATTGAAATTCTCCTAGATTATTATAGAATATTGACATAAAAAGACCTCCTTGATAAATTACTTCTTCAATTATCGAGGAATAATTGGATACAGTCAAATTCATACATTATTTTCCTAATGAATCATACATCTTTTAAGTGACTCTCAATTTCAATTAAATCTTTTAAATCTTTAACAGTGTCCAACCGAACTTTACCTTCTTTAAAATTACTTATCCATTGAGCCTTTGCAGCCCTGATAATCTTGTTATTTTCTTCCGCAACCTTTTGCTTTTCTAAAGCTTGTTGAACTTCATAATCAAATGTTTCCATTGTAGAATACCTCGCACTATTATATAATGCTAAAAGACACAGAACTTCCTTTAGAGCATGCATGCCAGCTTCTGTGTCTTCGGGGTATTCGTATCTCGTTGAAGTAGTCGAGTGTTAGCGCACTCGGCTTCTTTTTTTATCGTAAAAAGGAAACGAAAGAGATTGTTTTCGGTTTCTGGTTAAACTTCTTAGCGATCTCAATTGATTTTTTGTTGTACGCTTCAATAAATGGTTCGATACGTTCTTTTGCTTCTTCCCTAGTAATTAGATTACTTCTATATAGGCTTCTAGCGTTTTCCGCTATGCTTTTTAATTCTTTATTTGTCATTACCCTTCACCTCATGCAGAGCATAAACGATTGTTTTTTATTCGTCCAGTCCATTTACGAGATTTTCTAGTTCATCATCTAATGTTTCTAAAACTTCGAAATGTTGATTAATATTTTTCGGATTTCCTTTATAAAAGACTAATACATTTTGGTGCATTCTGGTTACTTTTCTATTGTTCATCAAACGTCTAGCTCTTAGCGAACCCGAACCAACTGCGTTTAACAAAATCATGTCATTGTAGAAATATAAGCCTTCTGTGCTAAATGCTCTCTTAGTCAAACCAGTTAAATCTTGATAAAAGCCTTTTTTATCTCTGACATCAGAAATGGTGACCACTGCGAAGCGATTATCTTTTAGCTTTTTAGCAGAACGTTTTAAAATTTCACTATATACTTCTGCAAATTCTTCATAGGACATATTACTAATGTCTCGTTCATCGTCTGAATAAACTTCAAGGTCTGCATACGGCGGACATGTAAATAACAAATCTTGACTTTCATCTTCAATATGATGGTCTATATTCAAGCTGTCATCACAAATCCAATTAATATCACTCAAACCAATTTCTCGAGCATTAGCATAGTTTGCACTTACTTGTTCTGCTCTCAAATCAATACCTGTGTAATTATGGCCAAGAACTTTTGCTACTATTCCACGCACAGAACCACCAGCGAATGGATCAAAAATATTGCTTTCTGTTTTAGGTGTAAACCAACGATACCCTAATTCGCATAGAACAGGGTCAAAAATAGATGTTCCTTCTAGTCCTGGCGCTTGCATGCTAGGATTGAATACCAAATTATCTTCACGGCCAAGCTCACTCTTAATACCTAGCTCTTTCCATTGGCGTTTACGATCTAACCAACGCTTAGTTTTTGTATCAAGATAAGAAAATGGCGGAAACAAGAAAGAATCAAATAAACTGGTATTTGCTGGATTTGCCTTTACCCTATCGGCTGTAGTCTCAAATTTGTTCATATCAGCTAACAGCTCATCTAATTCTTCTTGATTGAAGCCTGTTAGAGGTAATTCATCTGTGTTAAGTTCTTCCAATAACTCAACTAATTTATCTTCATCCCACTGGCCAGAAATCTTATTTAAAGCTATATTTAAAGCTTTTTCTTTTTCGATAGGTAAATCTACAATGGATACTTCAATTTCGTTAATTCCTAAATCTTTTGCTACCGATACACGCTGATGGCCACCAACTAAATTTCCTGTTCTTTTATTAAAAATTGGTGGATCAACAAAGCCAAATTCCAAAATGGATTGTTTAAGCTTCTCATATTCTTCCATGCCCGACTTTAATTCAACCCTTGGATTATATTCAGCAGGGTGTAGTTCTGATAACTTCATCTTTTCAAATTTCATTTCTAATCCCTCATGCTTCGTTTAATATTTTCTTGAATGTTCTTCTCATCAAAATAGCCATGCCCACAATAAACAAGCTTACAATCATCAATTTCCTTTGGTGTGGCTTCTCTCGTCATTTCGACAATAGATGCATTCTTTTTTATCTGCACAGACATTACAACACGCATCGAAACAGTTGAGCGGTTCGACTGTGGATATTTATGTGTTAGCGATACATACCAATAGCTTTTCATATTTTTCTCTCCTAGTTGTTTTATGTACTTGATTCAATAAATCACTTCTTGCTATACTATTTATGGGTAGCAACTCCTTTTTGTAAATAGCAATCAACAAAAATTGTGCACGAATGCTACCTAGCCACTAGATCCCATAGTCTAGTGGCTTTTTTATGTACAAAAAAAGACCACTCATTTTTATTGAGTAGTCTAAAGATTTATATTAGACTGCCTAGCCAATCTAACACTTATTTAACAATACTAGGTTGCTAGCCACTTTATCCTGTTTCCGCAGGCTGGCTAATTCTGAAAGGAGGTGAACCGATCGTTAAAGTAAGAAACATTTATTGACGATTCTTTTATTTAAGTAGCTTCCGCCAAAAAACCGCCAAAAATTTTATTTATATGCAATTATTTTGCCATTTCGGTAAGCTTCCGCGAATTCAATCAAAGCTTCTGATTTCATTCTTTGAATACTTCTTTCAGAATATCCAACTTCCCTAGCTATCTTGTAATTAGAGTAATGGTCCTGCACACAGAAACTATAATGCAAAATTTGTCTGCTAGTTAGGCTTAATGCCATAAGCGCAGATAAAATTGCATCTCTTTCTGCTTCTGCATCTGCTAATTGTACTAGCGCATCTTCTGCTTTATTCCCGTGACTTTGGCTTTTAGGCATACTTTTGTTGCATAACGGACAAGAAGTTGCTTTTGAATGACCGAATCTATCTTTTTCCCAGATAATCATCTGTCCCTTGCATTTCAACACATTTCTGGCATTCGCTTTTGTTTGTCGAAAATCTACTTCTTTTAGCAATTTAATCAAGTGAAATCGCTCCTTTTGTGGTATAATAACTATGTCGAAAATATTTCTCACAGCCGGAGCAATCTGGCTTTTTTTATTTTCTACTAAATAAACTTTTTACAATACGTACTATGAGATAGTATTTTCAAATACATTTAATCATGATATAATCATATTAACTTTCTTGGGGATTTTATTTCTGAAATAAATTTCTCCTTTTCTATGATAACTGGCGGAAAACAGTTATCGATAGTTCCTGTCTCCACCAGAGACACAATGTCAACCTTATTTGTTGGCACTATTAGCACTTTACTTGGGAAAAGTGCTAACTACCACATTAGTCAGCCATTGGTCGGCTGGCTTTTTGTTTGCAAAAAATCGGCTAGTTATTGTAAAAAAGTTGCAATAAGTTAAAACTCCAATGTAATTGGCCTCCCGTATTTTAAAATTCTCCATTCGCCATCTTTTGTATTGGTTTTATTCATATGATTTCTTTCATCACGAGCTATCGTATAATCGAAAAATAAATCGGCTTGCTCTGCTCCATGTAAGTATTCAACATAAACGCCATCGACTTGCCTTCCTATGATATAAACTTCTGGATAACTCATACGCTGGAACCTCCTAAATATAGCCCTAATCCCAAAATAAACGAGCATGAAAGGAAATAAACGAGGTCACTGCTTGTTATGTCATTGCTATACACGAAATGGCTCACGGTTGCTTTTGCTACAAGAATCATTATTGCAATGCCACTAACTTTATTTATTACTCTTTTCCAGTTGCGTTTCATTTATTCACCATCCACCTTCACAGCAAACGGCCAATAGCGCTCATCAACTGCTTTGATTTCTTGTTCTGTTAACATATCCACCTTTTCCTTACATGTCGTAAAATCAATTGCTCCCGCTAAATTTAAAAAAGTATATCCTGTGTTAGTCGCCCCTTTGTCTGGTAATAAAACGTGATATAATGGTCCCTTCTCGACTTCGTAGCCGTGTACTACAGCTCGATAAAATTCATTACTATTTTTACCATACCAATGAATTACCGCGGATAATTCAGAATCCTCACATGTTCTCCCTTCACTGCCGTAATAATCAGCCCACGTGCAGATTTCAAAAATGGGGTCTTCATGTTCTTGAATAAATTTAGCAATCAACTGTGGAATCACGATTTTTTTTGGGTCGTCTAGTTGTTTTGCTAAGCTAATTGCTCTTTCGTTGGCATAGTCAGCACCTTTCAAATAATCAAGGCTGTCTGTAGAAACTTCTATACATTCTAATTCTTCAATCAATTCTTGTTTATTCATCGCTGTTCCTCCTAAAATTTCAGACTGTCGCCTATCATTTTATTTAATTCATAAAGGACCTCGTGTGGTAACACCGCTTGTACATTGACGCCAGTTTCATCACATTTAATGTCTAATGTGTAATCAATACCCGTCTCCTCATTTTTACGATAGGCTTCTTTTTCAAGATAAACTTTGTATAAATGCCTACTATTGACAACAATATTTTTTTGTTGCACATTATTGCTGACGTTCTCGTCATATGTTATTTCGTAGCTCATTCCGCTTCCTCCTGTTCCAAAGCCCACTGGCCAAACGCCTGTAATACTTGAGCTAATTCAACCTCATTTAAATCAGCATATGCATAAGCTATTTGCTTATACTTCATTTTTCCACCAGTAGTTGATAAAAATCCCATAATTTCGATAACTTCACGTAATCCGTGTAATTTGCATGATTTTTTCAACCAATCCAGCACAGTCTGCTGATTTTCGTTGAGTTCTGTAATACATATTATCGTTTTTAGCTCTCTTAACTCGTCCTCTGCTTCATAAGCCAATTTATCTGATTCCCAATAATTATGCCAAATACTTAATACTTCGTTTTTATCTACTAGTTCTTGTTTACTCATTCTGTTCCCTCCAATAGCAATTCCAACGTTCTTTTATTGACATCTGTTTGTTTTTTTCGCTAGTAATATACCGAAACAACACAACAGTACGTCTTATGGCGATTCTTAACGCTTTAAAAAATTTTGGAATCATCTTCTTCACTCACTTTCTAAAATAATGACAGCTGTTCTGGTTCAGTAAATGAACTGATTGTTTTATTTTCCAGAAGTTCCATTACTTCTTTTAGTATTTCTAATGTATTTTTCGTTTCTTTTTCTTTTGCTCTATTCAAAGCGTAAAACGGTGTAAACCATACATCTGTTGCAGGTTCATTACTCAGTGCATTTTTTCTTTCAAATATCGCATCTATTCCTAACAAGGAACACTGTACATACGCCATTGAAAGTACATTTCCGTCGATGTCACCACACAACGCTCTCAAACTTCTTTGATAGTTATAGCCTTTTTCTCGCATAATATTTGCTAAAGCAATTAGAGTAACACCGCCACCAATGCAAGGATCATAAAAAACAACTGGCTGTCCATTTTTCAATTGTTCATCCTTTTCATTAAAATTCATTTCTGCCATTAAACGAGCTACATTGTATGGTGTGAAGAATTGCCCTGCATCTTTATTAGCAATTTCCAAAGCCATATACAATTCGCCTAGTATATCAGTTGAGGTCTCTTCTAAAGCTTCAACTAGCAAAGCGAATAATTCATGGAACTTTTCTTGTTCTTCTTCTGTGTATTTCTCTTGAATAGACTTATACAATTTTTCTCTTTCTTCAAAATGAACTTTGTCAAAAACATTAGAAATACTGCATGCTGACATTTTAGTAAAATCGAAAAACACATCGTACATACTTCTTTTTCCGCAAAGGTCTTTCATGACTTTAACCATTTTCTTTTGGTAACTATTCATCATTTCAAAGGAGTAAAGAATTCTTTATGGTCGACCAAACCTCCACTCCTTTCGTTTATTTCTTCTTTATTTCAGCTAACTTTTTCGCAACACTTCGCCCACTTTTGTTGCATAACGGACAAGAAGTTGCTTTTGAATGACCGAATCTATCTTTTTCCCAGATAATCATCTGTCCCTTGCATTTTGGACATGTCATATTTTCTACCTCAATTCTTATTACACACAGGACAAGGAATTTCTTTTGCATGACCGTATTCATCTTCTACTTTAATCAAAGTTTTTCCTTTACACTCCAAACACTTTTCTTCGTGCCAATTGTATGTGCCATTTGCAATAGCAGCGTTTTTTCGTTTTCGATTTTGCTTTTTGATCCGTTTTCCTTTTTTACCCACTACTTTTGTTCCTCCAAACTCATAATTTCAATTTCTGTTCGTGGTCGCATGCTGTACAATTTTTGGCAAACCATCACAGCAATTTGACCATCGTTTTTATATAAAATACCTTCGGCAGCATCAGTGACTGCTTTGAAATAATTATCCAAGTCAGGTTTCTTATCGCAATATTTTCGCTCTAATTCCACTTCTAAGCGTTTCTGTTTATTACTTAAGGCAGATTTAGGCGGATGGATGTAAAACGTCACATGTGCGGAAATTGGCCCTTTTTCAATCAACTTTGCTCTTGATTTACGAAAATAATTCTTTACTTGATTTTTGTATTCTTTCATCGCTCGATCTTCGTAAGTTTTAACATAATTTCCACGCCTTGCAAATCTCGGGCGACTTTGTGGCTTGGGCTCAATCGGTAGAATAATTCGCATCTCTTCCACCTCGAACCTTACAAATCGGCTTCTTTGACGAATACTCCGTTTACCATTTTTCCTTGGCGGTTTTTAATTTCGCTATATGCTTGATTTAAGCATTCGTATAAATCCATGTTATTTTGCATAGCGAGAATAATTAACGTCACAACCATATCCCCGATACCATCTCTTAAGTCGTTTTCGTTGTTTCTTGCCAATGCAGCGCCAACTTCTCCGACTTCCTCAATCACTTTTAGCATTTGCTTTTCAGGTTCCGCTTTATCTAAACGCTTTTCTTTCGCCCATTCTTCCACTAATTTAACTAATTCATTCATCTAAAATTCCTCCCCGAAATCTAATTCACGTTTTAGCTTGCTGTGAATCGATTCTAGCTCTTTTTTGTATTCTTTGACTGTTTGTATTGTTTTACCACTAGAAAGCACATAATCGCGTTCTATTGCGACGAGAGCCTTACTTAAATTGCCATAATAACCAATCAAAGCGAGTGATTCTTTTTGTGTACCGTCTTTATCAGTCAAAATGGTTAACTCTCCGTGTTCGTTTCGTCTCGCTTTATTTACGATTACTTGCTTATCATCACTAGTAATTCGATAATCAAGTACTCTCATTTCAATCATGATTTACTCTCCTCCCAACAATTCTTGCATTTGTCTTTCAAATTCAGCTTGCTCTTCTGGTGATAGCTTTTCTTCTTCACCGTTCGCTTGATTCATCCATTCAGGCACCTTTTCTTGCCGAACAGGTTTATTTTGATATTGCTTATTTTGTGTTTTTTTATCTGCTCGTTCTCTCTCGTTATTTAGATAATCAGCATATGTTTTTACACCATTTGCTCGCCAATTTTTCAAAATACCAGCAAAATAGCTATATCTTCGTTCATTATTTCTAGCACAGATATTAACAGCCTCTTTCAATAACTCGAGGTCTCCGTCAAAATCAGCAAGATCATATTGTAAATCAGTGATATTAACAGGAGTAGCAGGACTTACATTCTGTGAATAATAGCGGATTAACTCCGTTAGTTTTTCTTCACCTAACGGCTCTTCAAAGAATGCTTTCTCAACCGACGTTTCAGGTGACAACGGATTGATGCAACTTTCTGTTTCTTTTTTGTTTACTTTACTTTTATTTACTTTACTTTCCTTTACTTTACTTTGTGTATTAATGTCAGCATTAACTGTTTCATTTTGAGAGTTACTGTTGACATTAACTATATATTTAGTTGGTTTTGGTGTTTTCCGTCTTTTTGTCGCTTCGAAAAATGTCGCTTGGATATTCTCACTCGTAAGCACCTTGACCGAGTCAAACAGTTCTTTATCAAAAAATCCCCATAAGACTAAGCGGTTCACTATTTGATTGAGCATTTCCTTACTTACTCCAGGCAGGCGTTTTAAAAGAGTTGCTTGCGATAAATCATCCCACAAAATGAAATATCCTTTTTTGTATATCGCACAAAGCAGTTTGATTACCGCAAGTTCTCCTTTAATACCAAATTCCCCAGCAATAGCTTCTATTTTTTCGTCTTCAAAAATTCCAACATCAAGAGGAAAATAATCCAAACCTTCTTTTGCAGGTCTTGCCATTACATCTCCTTCTTTACTCTAATGGTGGATTTTTAGTATCAAATAAATCTGTTTGATTCAATGAATCTGAATCAGCTTCATTAATTACTTCTGCTGTTTTCATCGTAGTATTTTCTTCTACTTCCGTTTCGGAAATAATATTTCCATCTTCTTGCATTTGTTGAACTTTTTCATCTGAAGTTGTCGCTTCTTGCATTTCGATGGACAAAATCCCCCATTTTGATAACATATTTCTTAATACTGTTTTACGAGCCATCGCATTATAATCTGTAGCCCAGACACCGCTCAATTTTGTTTTTTCTTTGTCTTTGCTATTTGCAATTCGATGAGCTTCAATTTCTTGTTTGGTCCAATAAACAGTTTTCTTGAATCCATTTAATAGTTCAAAATATCCAACATATCCGATTACATCGTCTGATTGTCTACCATTTGGATCAAATTCAAATTCTTCCGTTAACCTGTTCCAACTCAGTAACTCTCCTTCGTAGACTTCAATAACATTTAATGCTTTATATTTACCTGACCGTTGAGCCAATTGAATATACCCTTTATATCCTAAAATAAATTGGGCTTTCCTCTCCCATTTGCCAGTCTGCTTATTTTTAGTATTAAATGGTACGAGATAGGCATAACCTAGATTTTTATCTAATCCTAAATTTAATGTAGCAGCTGTTAAAGCCCCGCTTAAAATAGACATTGGCTCGCTTTCTGCCAAGTAGCTATCATTAGAAACTAAGGTCATGACATTTGACATAAAAGCATTAGCATTTTCATGAAGAACTTCCTCAAATTTCCGCTTCATAGTAGGAGTATTCATTAATCCTTTTAAACCTAATTGATTCGCAGGAACTTGTTTTTGATTTTGTTGTGATAATTGATTTTTTAAGGTCTCGTTTGTTGCCATTATTACTTAATCTCCTTTTCTATTAATCTTCGTGGCGTAGTAACCATATATATTTCTTCATCTTCTGCAATTTGAGGATATTTTTCAGCAAACTTTTTACTGTTCAATCTTTTAGTAGGTATTTCCTTCCACTCAACAATATGTTTTTTAGTAATACCAATGCTTGCATTTCTTTTTCCCAATTCGCTTTTTATTTCATTTTCAATTTTTCTAATAGCTACATCCAACTCTTTTTTGGTTTTCTTCATTTCATTTTTTTGGTCTAACAATTCATCAAACGAAGCAGGTAAAGTAGTTTGCGTTTCTTCTATGTCGCTATACTTATCCTTTAAAAAGTCAGCTGTTGCCTTACTTCCGTCAATAATAGGTTCAACGCCTTTGATTACGTTATTTTCCCAAAAATCAACTAATTGCTCGGTCAGTACATCGATTAATTCCTGATCACGTTCTACCCGTTTCCAAATAAATTTCTGACCACCAATTAAAACTGCAATATAACAATAGTCTTTATTCAAAACATTCATATAATGCTGAACTTGGCAAAGATAACTCAATGGCACTTCGTCTCCTGCCCATTCTTTCGCTAAAAATTGATTTGCAGTTTTGCATTCTAGAATGGCATTTTCTCTAACCACTTCTCTATCAATATTTGCTCTTAAAAAAGGATGGAGCGAATGTTCGAAGACTTGATTTCTACGACGAACTTTTTTTCCTGTTCTTTCTTGGAACTCTTTCGCAACAACTTCTTCTAAAACATTTCCCCAATAGGCTGGCTCGCTTTCTGTATCTTTCAGCTCAACTTGACCTGTTTTCTCTAGCCATAATTGATAAGCTGATTTATATTGATTCAAGCCTAAAATTGTTGCAACGTCTGATCCTCCAATTCCTTTACGCCTATCCTCAAGCCATTCTTGATGGCTCATGGATAAAGTAGATTGAATCATCTTTCGTCTTCCTCCTCATCGTATTCCCACGTTAGCTCTAACACTTCTTTTTCTTCAGGTGGCTCTTGTCTTGCCCCTAGCGAATCAAATTCAGGCATTACAATCCCTCCCAAAATAGTTTTATTTTTTCATCTTCCAATTCGATATAATCGACACCTTGCATTTGTAATTGATCTAAAAATGGTTTTGTAGCTCCTTTACTGCTTACCACACAACTTGTATTGCCATAAGATGCAGATGTCCGAACAGATTGAATAATGTTATTCTGTGCGTTTGCTAGCATTAATTCGTAAATGTCGTTACCTAAACCTCTTACTTCAATCATTACAACTCACCTCGTAAAAAATCTTTTAACAATATATCTAGTTTTTCCTCATTATTTTGTTTAGTTGAAGATGATTCTGCACCAATAAATGATTCTTTTATTTGTTTACATTGCGGACAATCACAATCATGAGCAAGTGCTTCCTCTTTAAATTTTTCAAATAATTCACTAAATGCAATTGCTTGTTCAGGCAAAGAACCTGCAAGTAAAACACTGGATGCTTCCATCATTTCTGAATCAACAGTTGACAAAACAATCGTAACTTTTCCTTTCCGACATTCTTTAACAAGTTCCATTAATAAATTTTGAATTTTATCGTTCATTTTGATATACTCTCCTTAGTTAATAAATTTTGAATTTTTTTGTTCAATATTTGCCCTGTTCGTTTGCAGACGTTCGGGGCTCTTTTTGTACTATGCTTAATCTCTCTGGATAAACGTTTTTATCAGCTGAAACATACGGATATTCTTCAAACAACTTTCGCATGACTTCCGCTTGTGTTTCTCCAATCACATATGTTTCTCTACTAGCTTCGCCTATAGCTACATACATTTTTTATCGCCTCCTTTTTTAGAGTATTGATACTTTGCTTCATCCCAGTTAAAAAACCAATGGATAAAGAAAGGTGCACTTAGTGTTGCTAGTATTGGCGTTGAAAAGTGATTTTTCAGCAATGCTCCTAGCGCAATCATCACTAAAAATGTTCCTATCAGTCGAGCTTCACGTATCGCTTTCATGGTTAACCTCCTATGCTATTGTTTGCTTTTATAATTCTTTGCTATAATTAACTATCAGAAACTCCCTAATAAAATAATTAATGAGGTGATTTTATGAAAAAATGTTTTTTTGTAACTCCAATTGGAGAGAAAAATTCTGACATTCGTAAACAATCTGACGAATTACTAGATCAAATTCAATTTTGTTTTTCTGAAAATAAATTGGAATTCGAAATTATTCGTGCTGACTTAGAATTTCATAATCAACAGAACATAGAACGAATTCATTTTTGTATCAAAGAAGCAGATTTAATCCTTGCAGATCTATCTGGCAACAATCCGAACGTATACTATGAATTAGGGTATGCACGTGCTCTCTGTAAAGAAGTCATTCAAATTAGAGACAGTAATACAGCTAAACTTCCTTTTGATGTTTCTGGCTACAACACCCCAACGTATGACTTATCAACAGCTGAATCTAGAAAAAACTTTAGAATTCTTCTGAAAAAAACAATTGAAAACATAAGTTTTGATACATCTACTATCCATATTGGCGGTGGTATTACTTTTGAAAAAGTAGACCCTACTGATAATTAGAACCATCAAATAATCCTTTCCAGTAATACGTGCTAGCTAAAAATGTATAAATGTCTACATTTTTAGGTAAATCTTTAACGCCTAGATCTTCATAATATTCAATTACATCATGAATCAAATCCAAACATTCGCTTGGTGAAACATTGTCTTCTTTCAATAATTGGATGATGTTTCTTTTTTTGTAATTCATATTTATTCCTCCTATGCATGAATTCTATTTTGAATTTCTAAACCTCTTAAAAATTCAAGCTCTATTTCGATTTGAGCTGCTTTATTTTCCGTTAATTGTTCAGATTGTCTGAGTGCTGCTCTATCATCTTGAAGCTGTTTACGTTCTTTTTTGATTCGATTAAGTATCCAAGCTTCTTGATCAATCGTATAAGCCATAATATTCTCCTTATATTACGTCGTTTAAGTCTAAACTCATCTGTCTTACAACTGTTTTTGTTGCTGTGGACGGTTCCCAATCGTTGATATATTCAATTACGGTTTCATAATGTTTTTCTCTTAATTGGGAGCGAGACCCTACACCAGTAATTTGCTTAATGCCTGAATTAATATCTTTGTATAGCTTGCTACGCTGTTCTTTTGTGATTTTTCCAAATCCTTTCGCCACTTCTGCAACTCTCTGATGAACTCGTCGTGATAAATAGCTATAATCACCCGCATCTATTTTTTGATTGTTTTTTAAGTCAGCTACTTCTTTTTCGATTACATCTACACGTTCGTTTGTTTCTTCGTTTGCTGATAAAGCTAGTAAAGCTAATTCTCGCTTTGAGGTTGGTAATTTAAGCTGTTGAATTTCTTTTTCCATTCGATTGAATATTGTCAGAAAATCGTGAATACATGGCAT